AATACATCCTCCATCCTGAGAAAAGGCTGTATCTGGCGGACCATGTAGAGATATTGCATGATGGAGACATAGTTAATTTTGATGATGCCGGCATAGTGGTAGATGCCAAGAGACCGGCAGACCGGTATGTTTTGGGAGATTATAAATACTACATTGATTGGGAGATAAACCATGAGAACTAAGAGACTAATAGTCAAAGTGGATGGGATTAACGCCCCTAAGACTAATGCGGAGGCTTTGGGACTGGCAGGACTTGCCTATGCGGACCTCCACAGGATACTTGATGAGAGAGGCACGGACTCCACCAGTATCAACGTCAAAACTCAGGATGGACTCCGTAACTATGATATCCATTTTGAGCGGACTCCGGATGATGAACAAGAGATAAGAAACAATACCTCAGGTAGAGATCCGGTCAAGATTGAGGATACGGAGGTTTGGTATAAGGTCTCACAGATAGCGGCAAAACTGCACGTAACAAAAAAGACCGTGCTCAATCTGATCCACAGGGGGGATATACAGGCTTTGGCTCTCGGAGCAAACTGGAGGATATCAGACAACGCCCTCAATGAATACATAGCCAAGAACAGCTCCGGCACAAAGCGGAGGGCAAGCAATGTCTCCCCTGAGTGATGATGCCAAAATAAGGCTACGGAACTACCTTGCCTCTGGTCTCAAGGGCATGAGGCAAACACTCAAGCTAAATCTGCTAAATGAGGGAGCAAAGGAAAGCGTGCAGGAGTCTATAGATAAATACAAGAATGCCATAAAATCACTTGAGTCCGGCAATTTTGATGATGAATGGCTATTACTGATACTTGGTCTCATAGACAGGGGGACAATTACAGCACACAAGCCTCCGGAGCGGCTTGAGGTTCCACAGAATCAGATGCTCAATGAACTTGCCAGAGGCATGCTCTCCGGTCCAAAAGTCATTAACATAAGTAAAAAGAAATATGGGACCACATGGGAGAGCTCCCTCACTATCTGGTATGACTCGCCGCAAACAGCCACCAAAAAGGACACACTCCTAACCAAACCCCTGCTACAGGGATCTCATACCATTTTGATGATCTGGCTCGCCTATTACCACCTTACCGGCTTAAGGGAGGTAATAATACCACTTGAGGACTATATGAAACTTACCGCCTCAACAAATGAAAATGCCGCCAGACAGAACTTTGACCTTGTGAGCTCAATCCTGCTATCCCAAACAATACTCTTGATCAATACCAGAGGGAAAAAGAGGATCAATATCTTTGACAGCATGCACATGGACTTTAAGGCTAAGTCTGTTACCCTCAAGGTATCGGAAAGCTTTGCAGCCAAATGCTACGGATATCCCACAATGAGCCTCCCACCTGAGTTTCCCTTAGTCAACGCAAGAATACAGCCCACAGCCAAGCCTATCATGTATAAACTGGCAGAACACCTTGCCACAAATGAGGGCAAGACCAAAGAATACAGCATTGAGGGAAAAATCTCTGTCCAGAAGCTATGCGAATATCTCAACCTGCCTCCGTATATTGTCAATGGCAAAAAGAGCCGGAGGCACAAAGAGGAGCGGAGAGATCCTCTTGAGGCAGGATTGAACTCATCAACAAAGATTGAGTGGTCCTATGACAGGGAGATAAAAAAGCCAAATGACTTTGAGGATGCCTATGTTTGCTACAAACTCCTGCAATGAGATTTTGCAACCATCTCCGTGCATTTTGCACCCATCTCCGTGCATTTTGCACCCATCTCCGTGCAAGCGATTCTGTAAAGCCTCATCAGTAAAGGGATACAGACACGCCTTTTCCCTTAAGAACTCTTTAAGAGTATTTAAGATGGAGATCCGGTCTTGCTCCGCAACCGGCTCTCTCAAAGATTATGCCGGTAAAAAGAAAAAAACCTCCCTCTCTCAGGTCAAGGGGTCTTGCTATGTTTGATAAATCAGATCTGGACCACCTCAGGTCATACATGCCGGACTATCTGGAGAGCAAGAACATATCGCTCAAAAAGAAGTTTACTTGCCTCAATAGCGGTCATGAGGATTCCACCCCCTCCATGCAATACTATCCCAAAAAGCAGATTGTAAAATGCTTTGGATGCAATGTAACCTATGATCTCTTTGACCTGATAGGCATCTTTGAGGCGGATTGTGGGACCTTTGACAAGCAAGTGCTATGGGCGGCGAAAAGATTTGGGGTAACTCTCCGATCCGGACCGGACTCACCTCGCAAGCAAACGCCCACAGGCGGCAAGGCTCAAGGGATGGACTTTTCTTCTTTACCGGCAAAAGAAACACCAGAGCAAGCCACCAAGTCAAAGCCGGTAGAGGCAACGAAGCCGGAGCCGGCTGTAGACTATACCCCTCTCTATGTGCAATGGCGTAAGGACCTCCGCAAGACAGCCGGATACAAATACCTCACGGAGGAGAGATGCCTCTCTGATATTGTCATTGACCGCTTTCTGCTTGGATATGACACAAAGCGGAAAGTGATCACCATACCGGTATCAAAGTCTTATTATATCACAAGGAAACTGGATTACAAGAAGTTTTATAACAATATGCCGGAGGGAGATCCAGTAACTCCGTTTAATCTGGAGGCTCTCCATCAGCCGGCTCCGGTATTTATCACGGAGTCCGCCATAGATGCCCTAAGCATAGAGGAGATGGGATATCACGCCCTCTCCATCAATGGCTGTCCTCATGCCTCCAAGCTTACTGAATACCTAAGAAAAAATGATATCATTGCCAGATGGCTCATTTTGGCTCTGGATTCTGATGAAGAGGGACAGAAAACTCAAAATGAGCTTGCCGCCAGACTTACGGATATGGGGTATGAGACAAGAGAGCTAATTTGGCCTCCAAATTATGCCCTAAAATCAGCGAAAAATGAAAAAGGGATAGTAGATGCCAACTTGATGCTAAAACTCCATAAAAACGATTTTAGAGCCCTTCTCGACGATTTAACCAAAATTGAGCCAAAACCTGAGGTAAAAATGGATAAAAAACAAGTCAAACAACCGGAGACCAAGCCGGAGATCGATCCCCTAAGCCATGAGAGCAACTCTATCAAAGCCTATGTGGAGAATTTCTTTGAGACCGCTCCGGATGGCAATGGCATAAATTGCGGTCTTGAGGATCTCAATGATATTTTGGATGGCGGCTTGTTTGAGGGTCTCTATATGATCGGAGGTATCTCCGGAGTGAGCAAGACATCTTTGGTTCTCCAGATGGCAAGCTTTATGGCGGAGCATGGGAGCCATGTGGTCTATGTCCATTATGAGCAGGGACGCAGAGACCTGATGAATAAGCTTATCTCCGCAAGGACATACATGGACAACAAGGCAAAAGCCGTCTCTCTCCAAGAGGTCCGTTTATACAGGGATCAATCCGAAGAAACCAAGACAGCCTGTGATAATGCACTCAAACACATTCACGGATACGGGGGAGACTTGGCTATCTACCAATCAGACATGACCAATATCCCCGCAATGATGATGCAATACAGGGACCTCAATCCTGTCCTGATAGTGGACTATCTACACATCATGGCTAATCCGCCTAAATTCCACTCATCAGGGATCTATGAGGAGATTTCTGCCAGATGCAAAATGCTCCGCCAACTGGCTACTGAATACTCCATGCCGGTTATTCTGATATCAAGCACTAATCGGAAAGCAGAGGAGCCGGAAAATCTGGAGCGTTTTGAGATGGGATTTTTCCGAGATAGCGGATATATTGGCTATTCCGCAGACGTTGCATTTGGTCTCTGTCCTGTCTTGGAGGGCGGATCTCTACAGGACTGGCATGAGAATGACACCAGAAAGGTCAAGGCTATAGTGGTCAAAAATCGCAATGGGAGCCACAGGACAGCGGAGCTGATTTTTCACGCACCCTACAGCTATTTTGAGAACACCAAGAACAAGAATTAACTCCGGAGGGCACTCTAATATCCGGAGGAGCATGTAACACCAAAACAAAGAGGACAACTATGGGCAACGAAAAAAGGCAAGGGCAATCCGCAGAGAGAGACTATTCTCCAGAGCGGATAATCAAAATGGCAAAGCCATACAGGGAACAACTGCATTTGGTCATGATGGACTTTAGGATGGACCATACGCAGAGGATGCTTGTATTGAGCCATCTGGCGGATGTGATAAAGAGCGAGATGGAGATAGTAGAGAGCAAAATGAAATCGGAGGACCAAGATGCCTAATGCATTGAAAAATGAGCAAGAACAAAGCGATATTGTCCCCCCTAAAAAAAAGAGGTCTATCTACTACGTGGGAAAATTCTCCCATGTCTTAGGCTACGCATGGACAGAGGCGGAGATCCGTGCAATGGCGGATGAGCTCTATGACTGGATGACTGCTGATGGAGACCGCATCTGGCTCAAGGGGTATTTCACAGAGAAAGGCATCCCATACAAGCAAGCAGAGCGGCTTTGCGATAAGAGCGAATACTTTGAGCAAGTGTTTGGCATGTGCAGGGATCTCCAAGAGCAACGGATCTTTGAGGCTGGATTCTATGGCAGGGGCAAAACACCCATGAGTATCTTTGCCCTCAAGCAGATGGGATGGACAGACAAGGGCAGGGATGATGATGATGACTCCCAAGTTATCATTGACTGGGGAGATCCTGATGAGTGGGAGCGTCTGGCACAGGAGCAACAAAGGCTCAATGAACAAGCAACCGCCACAAATGGAGAAATAAGCGATATGGAGGACACAGATGGAAACTAATGAGACTAATGAAATTGATGATGGCAAGGTAGTCTATGAGCGGCTCAACCGGCACGGACTTACCTCAAAGCAGGAAAGGTTTTGCAGGGAGTATATCCTTGACCACAATGCCACCCAAGCCGCCATCCGGACCGGATATAGTCCGGACTCTGCCAGACAGATAGCATCCGAAAACCTGACAAAACCTAACATATCCAAACGCATTGAGCATCTGGAGCAAAAGCTTGGGGAGTCAATGGATATCACCAGAGCGGAGATCCGCAAGGACCTCCAAGCCATCATTGACAATCCTATGGCTACATTCTCCGTAAGGCTGAGGGCAATAGAGCTCAAGGGCAAAATGATCGGAGCATTTAACTCAAAGGATGCCGGAGAGGATGATGATGATCTGCTACTGGTAACTCCGGAGATGTATGATTTTCTGGAAAACATGACGGAGAGAATGGATAAGCTGACCGAATACAACCGGACCCGCAAATACTCTGAGATGATATGAAAAGCAAATCCTACTCAAGGTAACTTACTTTACCTCAGGTAGAGATTTTCTCTTTACCGGCATACAAAAAGAGACCCAAACACTAAGGCAAAGCAAAGGCAGGAGACCAGAGCAGGAGGCTCCTGCCGGCAATAAACAAACTAAGATAAGGAGACCATTCTAATGGCAAACTACATTGAAGCGTATGAGAACATGATCAGCACGATCATGGAGCAGTATAACAAAAAGAACTTGGATAGCAATCTGGATAGACAAGCCTCATACAAGGTCCAAAATACCGATTATTACGATAAGCCAGAGCAAGAGCGTCAAAAGATACTGAATGAGGCAAGGCAGAGCCTTAGCACCGAATACAGGGCGGATGCCTCTATTGATATTGAGGAGGCTCACAAGTAACAGCCTACGCAAGGGCAAACGCCATGACGGAGAGTGATGCCAGAGAGGAGCTTGAGCAGTATGCTAAAGTTAAAACTAATGGCTTTTCCGATTCCGTCATAGATCGCTATGCCGCTCTCCGCAACCGGTCCAAACTGGAGGGACAGGCTCTGAATGATGCCCACCGATTCTATGATGAGGAGGTAGCCAAGCTTGGTATTGCTGAGGCGGTCAAAGCCACCAAGATGGCAGACCACTACCTGAGCAAGCACCCAACTCATGTTATCTCTGAGTGGAACTCCTCCGGAGCCTCTCTGTATCGCTCATTTAAGGATAAATTCAAGGACTGATCCCGTAACAACCGGATAAACTAATGGATCGCAAAAGCCGCCCTCTGGCTCTCCTGCTCGGTAACAGGGGCGGCTTTGCCTCCTTGATGTTAAAATCTAAAGATAAGTTATTATAAACCAAAAGCCATGCCGGTAAGCAAATAAAATGGACAAAACAAAGCCTTATGTATATGACTATCAATGGACAAGCAAGCCAATACCCCTCAAACGGAGCTCTCAAACCGAACTTTTATTATTATTTATATATACCCCCCTACGTAGTAGGGGGGGGGATATATATAAATAAATAATAACAAACGGAGCGTAACACGAAAATGAAAGCAAGGCATCCGGAGCGGTTTTTTTTGGCTTGGATAGAATAATGGGTAACAATAGGTCAAAACAATCAAAAAAGAGCTTGACAGATATATGGCGGCTGTTTATTTTGTCTCCAGAGTATGGAGGTAGCCATGAATACTGCACAAGTGATACCTTTTACAAGGTCCGGACAGGATGCACAGGACAAGCCTTTGCGGTCAATGCCGGATGTAGCGTCAAAAGAAATAGGAGAGGGCTTACTGGATTCTTGGATGAGCGATTTAGACCCCTCCACATACACCAGAAAAGCCTATCTCAAAGCGGTAAGGCAATTCCTTGCCTTTGCCGGAACAACGCCACAGAGAGCAGATTTGAAAGCGTGGAGAAAGCATTTGAGCCAGACAACCAAGCCTAATACCCTCTCCCTGTATATCGGAGCGGTCCGGAGGCTGTTTCAATGGATCAATGACAATGATCTCTTTGATGGCTACTACGCAAACATAGCGGCAGGGATCAAGGGGGCAAAGATATCCAGAGAGTTTAAGAGGGATTGTCTCACCGCCACCCAAGCCAAAGAGATCATAGATGCCGCCCCCACCATGAGAGACAAGGCAATGCTTGCCCTTATGATCACAGCCGGACTCAGGGATATTGAGGTAGCCAGAGCGGATATCGGAGATCTCCGGACCACAGCCGCAGGACCGGTCTTGCATGTTTGGGGCAAAGGGAGATCCGGCAAGGATGAATATGTCAAGGTCTCAAACCACACACTCAAGGCTATCCTTGCCTATCTGGAAACCAGAGCCGGTAAAAAAGAAACTGATCCCCTCTTTACAAGCGAAAGTAACAACTCAAGCGGCAAGCGTCTCTCCACAGGGGCAATATCAACCATAGCCAAGTATGCCATGATCCAAGCCGGCTATGACTCAAGCAGACTATCCGCCCACAGCCTCCGCCACACAGCGGCAACTCTGGCTCTGCTCAATGGGAGCACATTGCAGGAGGTCTGCCAGATGATGAGGCACAAGAATATCAATACCACCCTGATCTATGCCCACAATCTGGAGCGTATGAGCAACCAAAGCGAAAGCCGGATTGACTCTGCTGTGTTTGGAGATCCGGAGCAATGACTATGGCATACACATACACATATCAGCATACACATCTGTATACACATACACATGGGGAGGCTTAATGAAAGCAATCATGGAGAATATCCGCCATCCGGAGCAGAGGAAAATCATCCTTGAGGATGCCACCCCCTTTGACTTAGCCATCTGGATACTCCAGACCTATGCGGATGATCGCAAATACATCCTCCATCCTGAGAAAAGGCTGTATCTGGCGGACCATGTAGAGATATTGCATGATGGAGACATAGTTAATTTTGATGATGCCGGCATAGTGGTAGATGCCAAGAGACCGGCAGACC